TCGTTGGCGGCAGAATTGTTGCTCGAAGGTGTATGTGAGAAAATCAAGCAGGGCATCATTGTTGACCTCGGACCGTTGGGTGTGCTCTATCCCGCCGTATCGTCGAAGTGGGAGCAGGACGCAGACGACCTGAAGCTGAGCGACATGCAGCCAAAGGTGAACTACGCAGCCAGCAATGGCATACTCGCAGCCGTGAAGGGTGCAACGCTTTCATGGGCTACCGCTGAGGACGAGAAAAAGCCCACCACCGACGAGCAGGCAGGCGACAACACTCCCGACACCCCCGCTGGCGGTGGCGACAACCAGGGCGGCCAACAGCAAGGCGGTGGCGAACTCGAGCCATAACATTGACCCTGAACACAACAGCAAGCAATAGCAAACCGTTTTAAAGAGTTGAATTTTTGTTTTTGACTATCATCTGGACCGGCTCCCGCAGCGATTGCGTGAGCCGTTTTTCTTAAACTCTCTTAAAAAATAACGGAAATGTTTGCACGTTTCAAATATTCTCCTTATATTTGCACCGTCAAAATCCAACAGGGCGTAAAAAGTCGCCCAACCAAGGCGGCTATTATTATGCCACCACTTTAAGGAAATAAAGTACATGCAGCACCGCGTGAGGTAGTGGATAACACCCTCAAAGGCAGCACCTGTTGGAGCCTTGACAGCGCGTAGTGCTGCATATTTTAAATGTCAAAATCCAACAATTATGAAACAGACAAAAGAAGAAAAGCGGGAGATGAAAATGGCTCAACTTAGAGCTGCCCACATGCTGATGACCGAGTTTGTTAAGGAGAACGCAGAAGAAATCGCCTCGATTATCGGAGAATTAACGCCATTCTTACTTTGCGAGACAGACCTATCAGGAATCCGCAATTATATGAATGTCGTTAATGCCACATTTGCTACAGTTGCACTGGAAGTGATAAAAGGAAACAATGTTGAGGAACCAGAACACGAAACATTATCGCTTCCCGTAGATGCGAATAGAATGCAAAGTTCTATCTTCACGTTAAACCGAATGCTCGACAGGCTTTCTCATTTGTTTTATTTTATCGAAATACATGAAATAGTACCAGCATTCAAGATGTGCCAAGAAGCCTACGATAAAGACGAAATTCTATCATAACTATGGAAGAGATTTGGAAAGACATCAAAGGCTTTGAAGGTCGCTACCAAGTCAGCAACATGGGGCGCGTGCGTTATCCTGACCAATACATGATGCGGACATATTCTAACGGAAATACAGCCAGTATTAGGGTTAGAAAAGCTGGCATTCTAAAACCAAATACAAGCAGAAAATATCATAGAGTATATTTGTTTGTTTCAAAAGACTCACCAGCTATATCATTTATGGTTCATTACCTCGTGGCACAATATTTTATAGAAAATTACGAGGATGGTATGGAAGTCATACATAAAGATGGTGACGTATCACACAATATGGTTACAAATTTGGAATGTTATTGGCCAGACTCTATACCAGGCGAAATATGGAAATCAATAGAAGGATACAATGGTTTATATGAAGTCAGCAACATGGGCAGAGTCAGATCAAAGTATCGTTCTGGTGAAAAGAAATATATAAATGATAGTATTGGAATTTATAAAAGAAGAGGAATTATTTTAAAACAGCATCTACGTAATGGGTATTATTCTGTTACATTATATGACGGAACAAAGAAACACGATATAAGTATTCATAGATTAGTTGCTAAGTACTTTTGTGATGGCTATAAAGACGGACTTGTTGTCAATCATAAAGACGAAAACAGATTGAATAACAAGGCTGATAATCTTGAATGGTGTACAATCCAGTATAATAGCACTTATGGTTCTGCGATAGATAAAGTTGCAAAATCAAAGATGATAAAAGTGGGTATGTATGATAATGAATGGAATTTAATATCGACATTTGAAAGCATACAAGATGCAGCGAAACAAACAGGATATAGCCGTGATAGTATAGCAAGTTGGTGCAGTGGTAAAGTTAAATGCTCTTTTAATTATAAATGGAGGTTCTTATAAGTAAACCCACGACGCATAAACGCCCGATGTGTGTAACCCACATGTCGGGCGTTTTTCGTATGTTTGAATTTGAATTTAATGACTCTGTAGTACTGCGGCAGCAGGAAGTGCTCGAAGCAGCATTGAGCACGAATCCCAAGACTCAGAAAGCCTTGCAGAAACTCATCAATAAGGTATTGACTGAGGTGCGTCCTGATGTCGTGTCACGCATTCGTAATTCTTTAAATACTGATCCACGCGAAGCCGCAAGGAGTGTACGACGCATCACATATAGGCAAATACTCGGTGGTGACCTAAACATCAGAAACAAAAAACGTAAGGCGGGACAACCAAACACTTACGAACCACCACGCAAATTACAACCACATCAGCGTGGAGGTAACAGAGTACCACGCAGCGAGCGAACAAACCAAGTCATGCACTATGGCCCAAGCGATAGAGGTTGGATTCTTCGCATAGTGAATAGCGGAACAGCCGAAAGAATGGCAGGAACAAGAAACGGCAGACTACACGGCAATCGTGGGGCAATAGCACCCCGCAATTTCTTCCGTAGTGCAGCTGAACCAGCATTGATGCGTGCTGTTGACAATCTCGCTGCACTGATTGATAGCGAACTTACTAAGATGTTGAACACAAAGAATTAAGATATGAGCGATTCAATAGTTAGACTCCGAGTTGAGAGCCAAGAATATGATCAGAAACTTAAAAGAGCCGCTGAAGGACTGACCCGCTATGCTGACCAATGCCGCAAGGTGGGCGGTTCGCTCGAAGTTGTAGAGAAAGAGACGCTCGACTATGTGCGTGCCATCGGACAGATGGATACCACCTCGCGCACAGCCACCGGCAAACTGGCCGAGATGAAGAAGGCCTTCGTGGAATTGTCGGCGCAATACAAGCAACTGACCGAACAGGAAAAGCAATCGACATTCGGCAAGGAAATGGCGAAGTCGCTTGACCAACTGAAAGTACGCATCAATGACAGCCGTACCCAGCTTGAAGGAATCAACAAAGAACTGAGCGGTTCGAAGTTCGGGCAGTTCGGCAGCGTCATTGATACCGTCGGGCAGAAGTTCGGCATTACTGGCAATCTGACGGAAATGCTGACATCGAAGACCGCGTTGATGACTGCCAGTATCGGTGCAAGTATCGCAGTCATCACAAAGGCAACTGAAGCGTGGGCAAGCTATAACAGCGAACTGTCCAAGCAGGATCAACAGACGACCGTCGTCACAGGTTTGAAAGGTGACGACGCGAAACGTATGACCGACAGCATCCGTGCAATGGCCGATACTTATAAGGTGGATTTCCGCCAAGCCGTCGAAGCTGCGAACACGCTGATGAGTCAGTTTGGCGAGAATGGCGATAGTGCTATTCAACTGTTGCGTGACGGTATGCGTGGCATGATTCAGGGAGACGGTCAGAAGTTGCTGAGTATGATCCAGCAGTATGCTCCGGCGTTCCGCGATGCAGGCATAACGGCTGGTCAGTTGGTAGCCATCATCCACAACAGCGAGGGAGGAATCTTTACCGACCAAAACATGAATGCCATTGTGATGGGTATTAAGAATATCCGTCTGATGACAAAGGCGACGAGTGACGCATTGGCAAAGCTGGGTATTGACGGACAGCAGATGTCGAAGCAATTGAGCGACGGCACCATGACCATCTTCGACGCTTTACGGAAGGTGTCACAAGCCATACAGCAAACTGAGGCTGGTGGACGTACCGCCGGTGAGGTCATGCAGCAGGTGTTTGGCCGTCAGGGTACAGCCGCAGGAACCAACCTCGCTAAAGCCATCGAAACGCTGAATACCAACCTCGAAGAAACCAAGCGTCAGACAGGCGAGGTAGGCACGGCTTACGACGACCTATACAAAGCCACGCTGAAGTTGAACGTAGCACTGCGTGATTGCTTTGGATACGACGGTTGGGAACAAATGGCGACGGGTATTCAGACCAAGCTCGTAGGTGCGCTGACAAACGTCATCAAGGGCATGAACGCCATCAAAAACCTTTGGGGCAGCATTACGCCAAACGGCCCGCGCGACCAACTGAATAAAGGTGTAGGCTATGGCGACATGGATAAGGTGTTTGGCTACATCAGCAACGGTGCAGACCAAGCAGCCCGTGAACGTCGCTACGACCAACAGCTACAAGTCATCAATCGCAAACTGGCTAACATCGGCAAAGAGCGAGCCGTCAAGAACGACGACGGCAGTACGTCATACATCATTGACTCCATTGAGGAACAGCAAAAGAAGCGTCAGGCGTTGCTGAATCGTCGTTTGATGTTGATTAATAGACACGATAGCCTGATAAACCGTCCACAACAGCAGACACAAGACTTCACTCCTGACCCAATAAAACCGATACCAACTGATGGCGGCAAAGGCGGCAAGATTAATAAGTCGGAGGTGGAAGCCGTGACGGGTTCCATCGACGCGCAGACCAAGAAGGTGCAGGACTTGCAGAAGGCTTGGCGTGCGGCTGCTGATGACAAGAGCCGCGAGGACATCAAAAAGCAGATTGACGAGGCACAGCGCACACTGGACTTGATGACAGGCAAGATTAAGGCTATGCCGAAAATCGACATCAAGTTTGACGGCCTCGCTCCGAACGGACTGACTGGTAAGGCTCGCACGCCGGAGGACTTGCAGCAGGGTGCGGTGAAGATGAAGCAGGCCGTGCAATTGGAGATTGACCAAGAGGCGTCGAAGGTGGATTCGGAAACGCTGAAGACGCTGATGAAGGACGCCATCCAGAACGGCATCAACGGCATGGACCTTCAGTTCGGCATACTGGGTGACAAAATCGGCAAGGGTATTGACATCCCCGACGATTCGTGGCAGGGAATACTCGACCAATATAATGCGCTGCGCGAGATGATTGGCGAAGAGCCGATTGTCATCAACTTCAAGACGGGCAAGATTGATAAGGTGGTCAATGAAACGGAGAAACTAAAGAAGACCATCGGTACAACGGCGCAGGTCGTCGGCACTATCGGTCAGGCATTTAACGCCATCGAGGACCCAGCGGCAAAGGTTGCAGGTACGGTGGCGCAGGCAATAGCCAACATCGCAATGGCTTACTCCGACGCTTTGGCGAAAGACCAGACGACGAAATTCAACATCTGGGGATTTATCGCAGCCGCTGCCGCGTCCACCATCTCAATGGCAACGACCATTGCGCAAATACATAGTCAAACTGGCTACGCCGAAGGCGGCATCGTCAAGGGCAACCATTATAGCGGTGACATGCTCGATGGTGGTTCGTTCGGTATCAATGCTGGCGAGCTGGTTCTGAACCGTGCCCAACAGGGATCGCTCGCGTCACAGCTGGAAGGCTCGGCTGGCGGTTTCCGCAACGGTCAGATCGTCGGAAGGATTGAGGGCGAGAAGATTGTGCTCGTTGCCAACCGCTACTTCAGGCGCACAGGACAGGGTGAGATATTAACGTGGAAATAACGGATAGGAGATAAAGATATGGCACCAATTCACGGTAAAGACATAAGGATTTACAACAGCGGTGGCACGGCTGACCTGATAGCCGGTGCGAAGTCGTGTACCATCAAACGTCAGTGTAAGACTATCGAGACGGCATCGGCTAACGACGGAGACAACGAATACAACCTCCCTGGTCGAAAATCTTGGTCAATAGACATGAGCCACCTGATAACAACCAACGGCGTGACGCTTCAGGAAGGCAGTTACTACGACCTCAGAGTGGTCATTGGCTCTGGTGTGACATGGGTAGGCAGGGCACTGTGTACGGAATGCGACATACAAGGTGCAACAGGCAACCTCGCCACGGGCAGTATCAAGCTCGTCGGCCAGGGACCCCTCGGTCCAGCATCATCGTAGAATGTTTTGTTTTCATAAATAATAGTTTTAGTTCATTGTTTTGAATTGTTAATTGTTAATAAAAAATGCATGTTTTCATGGTATTAGATTATTATGGGGGTGATAGCTCGTCGTGATGACGGGCTATTACTTTTTCTTTTTCTCCATCTTCTCCGCAACCATGTCATAGTCGTCATACACCTCTTTGGCTTGCACCTTTGCATACCGCTGCGTCTGTGTGATGTTCGTGTGGCCCATCATACGCGAGACGTTCTCAATCTTTGCGCCCTGCGCCAACATCCACGTGCCAAATGTATGACGGCCCATGTGCGAATGCAGGCGTTCAATACCTATACACATACCAATGGCCTTCAGCATCAGGTTGTACTTCTGATTATTCATCTTTGGCACACTCCAGCCGTATTTCTCCAATACATCGACCACTGGTGGCAACAGCATCGACACATACGGCACGCCGGTCTTCACTCGCTCGCCAATGAATTTCCACTTACCATTCACCTGCCGATACTGCGACGCATCGAACTTCTGCGTATCAATATATGCTAAACCCGTGTACATTTGGAAGATGAACAGGTCGCGGGCCATGTCCACGTTGGAACCAGGAACCGGCGTTAGGTCGAGAATCTTCTGCATTTGTTCTTCCGTCAGATACTCCGTCGTCTCGCGCTTTGAGTGTTTGAACTCACCACGCAGTCTATCGTATGGGTTCGCGTCAATCTTTCCCATCTTCAGAGCACGGTTAAGCATAGCCCGCAGACTCTTATGGTATGCCGACACGCCAGTATCACCCATCTTTCGCGGTTCTATGCCAGCTCGCAGCTGATTCTCCGACAAATGAACATCCTGCTGGTGCAGCCATGTGTCGAAGTCGTAAATCGCTTCTACCGATAAGTCCTGCCAACGCAGAATCTTCCCGTATTCCAGCATCTTATTGCATAGCGTGAAATACTTCATGCGAGTGCCCTTGCTGACACTCAGCTGCTTCGCACGTTCCTTGATCCAATCAACCAGCGACGTATCGTCACCACCATCCTGAGCCACGCCAAGACTCCACACCTTGCGCCTGATTTCCGCTACGTCAATCTCTTTGCGTTCATCCAGGCACTTATTTACCTCCTGCTCAACGAACGCCGTCACAGTCCTCAGACGCTCATTCAAAATATCCGCATCGTTCGTGTCCTTCGCATCTTTGATAGTGCCAGCCACAAATCTATATTTAAGAACGCGCACGCCCGTATTAATATAATAAGGTTTACGGTTCACCGTCACGCGCACCTCGACGGGACCCTCCTCACCCTTCTGAGTCCTGCCCCTATGGTCAAAAACTAAAGATAATGTAATCATTTCTATTGGTTTTTATCTGTTATTTGTACTTAGTTTCCCCATTTCCCTTTGATTTGGGGAAACATCTGGGAAACATTTGGTATATTTTTCGCACCGAAATCCACCAATATCCACCGATTTCCACTTCCGCGTCATTTCTCGCTTATCGCTCGAAACGCCCACACTCACTGGTTTTGCACCTATTTCCGCCACTTTCCCGTTTTTTCGCGTGTGGAGCTGGAGGGAAATGAATCAAATATTGGGGACAGTTGTATTCACGGACCTCGCAAGCTATTCATTAACGTTTATTTATTATTTTGGGGAAACATTTGGACGTAAAATATAACAATCAGAGAAATAGACGCCATCGTTCTCGCCAATGTAGCAGAAGCATTGGCAAGGGAGGGTGGCATTGTCGCGGATTTCGTCGGTCATGTCTTTTGGGACGTATCCGACATGATGACCGTCATGAGCAAGCACCTTGATGGCGTTTGCATCGTAGGCGTTGGTAGGTTCTGCTTCGAGGGTGCCTTTGAATTCGCCAAGGTAGTCGTCGATATTGTCATGGTGGGACATTCCTGCGATATTGAACTCTACTATATCAAACTGGTCGTAGTCTTTTGGCCAGACGGTGACGTGGTAGCCTTTGTCTTTGATGCAAAAGTATTCGAGTTCTTGGACGGGCGCGTCAGAGTCACCGTCACCGATAACGACTTTTACTTTCGAATTTTTGATAGGGGCTCCATTATCGTCGAGCAGGTCGAAGTGCATGGGCTGTGACTTCTGTTTGACTTGTATGGCATAAACAGCCAAACCAATTGCTAATACTATTAAAAATACAATTCCCATAATTATATACGTTTACGTGGTTTTTTACCGTCATCAGCAACTCCAATAATAAATGGGTAGTTAGCCAGTTCATCCTTACTCATCTTCTGAGAAAGGAGGTGACGGAGGTCGAAAATTTGGTCTTGGAGGGTTTTTATAGTTATCTCGCACTTTTCAATGGTGCGGTCTTTATCTGCAAGCTGGGCATTCTTGGTGGCGATAGTTTCATCTTTGGCAGCAAGTTGGCAATTAAACGACTTCTCCTGTCGCTCTAATTCACGCTTCAGAGATGCAATGATTTCCGCTGATGAATCTGGCATGATCTGTGACACTGGCAGTTTATCTTTGGATTCGATGGCTTCCTTCACAGTCATATATGGAGAGTCACCCTGGAACCAGCGGAGGTTGTAACGGTCATCAAATGCGGCATTAAGCTTTTTGAATGTCTCGACGCTGACCGATTTTATTTCATTGTTCTTGATGCGCGTGAAGGTAACGGCATTTATCCCCGTCATCTCTGCCAGTTGGTTGAACTTGGTAATGCCATCGGTGGCAGCTATGTCGTTCAACATTTCGCGGAACTTTTCTCGTGTATCGACCATAAATTAGCCCGTATTAGTCCGTTTTGTCTTAAAATTACTTAAATAATTACATAAATTAGTGCATATTTGCACATTGTGTCATTTTTATTTCTTATCTTTGCACCCGAAAGTAAGTAAGTAAACTAACAACGAGGCAAGAAAATAGCCGTCAGACGGGAGGCCGTCTTTTCGGAAGCGGATAACCGCCTAATTTGCGAACACTTTGCGAGGGTGTCGGATTGCAAATATACGGCTTTTTCTGCCAAGTTGTAACAAAGTAAGTAAACATTTAAGTAAAATTAAAACTTCTATGGTTAAGGAAAAAGTTGGCAGAAACGACTGGAAGCAGTTGAAAGTAGGCGAGACTGGAGTATATACGCTGCCTGACGAAAGGGCTGTGGAGTCAGCTCGTGTTGCTGCTCAGGATGTGAAGAAGTACGACCACTATGAATTTGAGCGTATCAAGGTGGCCGAGCCTCTGACGATTGCTTTTAAGCGAGTAAAGTAGGATATGACACGGGATGAGTTGAACGAAGTGAAGGCTGTTGTACGTCGGGCTGTGGAAGAAGAGCGCGAGATGTACGACGAGGTGTGGCTGACAGAGAAGGAACTGATAGCCCAGTTCGGGATGTTCACACACGACTGGCTGAAGAAGTACGGGCAATGCCTGCAACCAGCAAGGGCTATCGTGGTGGATGAGCAGGGTGTGGAGCGCAGAAGCGGTTGGGCTTATCCGAAACATAAGATACAGAGAATGATTGCATCCGGCGAGATCATGAAGCTGAGATGTAGAGTGGTAAGACTTGACCAGCAGGAGATGGTCAGAGTTAGGAAGGCCTCGATGTAATCGCGACGCAAAGAACGAAGACAAGGAAGGTTGGCCGAGAGGACGAAGGCAGGCGCGATGCTTAATGATGTGAATCGTAATAGCGAGCGTTCCTTTAAACACCGCAGGTTCGAATCCTGCACCTTCCGCAAAGTGCATGGAAAAGCCAGATGGTACGTGTACCATCAGACGGACGGACCGGCTAACAGTACGTGTATTGAACGTCCTTTACGTGTAGAGGCAACGATTTCGCTCACAGGTCGGTAGGAGGCAGCAAAGTGGCACCGATGAGATAGGCAATGCTGATAATACTCGAATTGGTGGATGGGTCGCTCGAAAGCACGCAGAACCTTTATGGTATATGTAAGAGTGCGGAGCTGTCAAAGGACTTAATGTAGCCCGCATTGTGCGTGGAGGTCACAAGCCCTTGGAAATACAGAGTGAGTCATTATAAACATCTAAAACAATACAATTATGAAAAAGAGATTAATGGAATGGTGGCACAGGAATAACATGACATTCTCGGCCATCGCAGGTGAGACGTTTACAAACGGCCAGGTGGTATGTACGCACATTGGGCTGGTGGTGTTCTTGATGGTGGCGATAGCAGCTGGGAATTAATGGTTGCTGGAGAAAAGAGCGTATGACGTACAAAGATTATTTGAGCGCGGCGAAGGAGATAGACCAAGGCTGCGAGCGGAACTGGAAGCGGATATACGGTGAGATAACCGACATCCAGAATAAGATTGACAAGCGCACCATCGGCGAGAAGGCAGGCAAGGAACAAATCGACAAGCTATACTCGACCTGGGATGGTATCAAGAATAAGTACGCGCACTCGAAGGAACGGTTGAAGATGAACTTTGCCAAGCAGGATGCTCCGGCTAAGATTGGCGACATTATTTGGAGCGGTCAGAAGGTGCTGCGCGTGGAGGACATCAGGCTGGCGTCGTTTGATTATCCGATGTTGAAATACTTCGGGACGCAGCTGACAATCAAGGGTACACCATGCAAGAATCAGAAGAAACACCCTGAAGGTGGAATCTACCAGAAGGATATATCGAGCGTGAATGGATTTGTTTATCACTATAAAACGAGAGATAATGGAGAGAGTTAGGTTGGGGCTCACTGGAGTACTGAATGCTGAGAAGTGGGAGGCGTTGACGGACGTGCAGCGTCGGAAGTTCATCGAGAAGCACGCCGGAAAGGTATTGCCAAAGTTGGTGAAATTTGACGTGAAGGTTCCCGTCAGCGAGGAATTAAAGAGGACGTATGACGTGACGGCACGATACACCATCCTGGACTATCACTACAACAAACGCGGCGAGGTGACAGCCACATTGGAATGGTCACGGGCTTCGGGGTTTGCGAAGTTGATTGATTATAACTATAACAAATGAAGGAACTATGAAAACGAAAGATGCAATTCAAGTTAAGGTGCAGACCTATCCCAACGGCTACGGTCTGACGGTGAATGGTGAGGAGTTTATGTACCTCAATCCAATGGACCTCGTGGCAGGATTTATGGCGCACGTTGGTCTGGGTGAACCTACGCAGATGGAGAAGGGCTCGATATTGAGCGCACTGATGGCTGCGATGCTGGGTGAGTCATATACGAATGCCGTGACGACGTTGAAACAGCGCGTTGGACTGCTGACGAGCCAGTATAATACAACCATCGAGCGCATGGATAAGGCCATTGAATACGTGACGTCAGCGGAGAAGACCATCGACGGCATGATCAAGCGCATTGAGGCCATCGAGGACCAGCTGAAAGGTACTGAGGCGGAGCACGCAGAGAATAAGAAGGTGGTGGACGACGTGAAGGCTAAGTTGGCCGACATCGACAAGAAGGCTGACAAGGTGATGGACTCGCTGGCCAACAGTGCCACCATTCTGAGGGCTATGGAAGAGGCAGGCGAATCGGTAAAGAAAAACAAGGCGGACGAGGGCCAGGAAGAGCCTGACAAAAGTGGCGACACTGATGGCCAGTCTGCTGAGCCTGCTGATGATGGTAAGCGAAAGGGCAAAAGAGTTAGTCGAAAGGATGCTGATGCTAAAATTATAAAGGCAATAGCGAAGAAGGCAAAGAAAAATCCAAATATAAAATAAGGTATGGAATTAGAAGGAAAAATCAGTGTGGTGATGCCAGCGAATAGCGGTGTTAGCAAAGCTACGGGCAACCCGTGGATGAGTCAGGAATACGTGATACAATATTATTGGTTTCCGAATCAGACACAGCCGTCGTTCATCGTGATGAGGGTATTCGGTGAGGAAAAAATCAAGAAGTTCAACCTCCAGCCAAATGACGAGGTAAAGGTGCGGTTCCATTGTGATGCTCACGAAAACAACGGGCGTTGGTACAATGAACTGAGAATCGACGGTGTGACGTTCGTTGGTGCAAGTGCCTACAAGAACCAACAGTCAGCGCAACAGCCCGCAGCTGACGCTGCAGGAACGGTGGAACAACCGGCAGCACCAGCGGAGCAACCTGCGGATGGTGAGAAAAAAGACGACCTGCCATTCTGACGCTTATGGATGTCGAAATGAAGCGGGCATACAACCGCGACTACTATTGGCGAAACAGGGAGAAGCGGCTGGCGCAACAGAAGGCATACTGGAGAGATTACAAGAGTAAGGGACTCAGGAAACCACGCAAGCGTCAGCCGCGATCCATCCGCGACCATGAGCGATACATGGAACATCGCGAAGAGATATTGGCGAAGCAAAAGATATATCGCGAGACGCACAAGGCCGAGATAAAGGCCAAAAGGCGTCAGCGGATATTGAATAATATAAGGAACCATTATGAGCGAAGAGAGCAACAACATACTGCCGGACGTGAGGACGGCGGAGCAAATCAGGTGGGACACGTTACGTCCTTACCTGTTAGACCCACGAGAGGACTATCCTGAGCCTTATCACTTGCTGGAGTACAAGGGCGTTCCGTTCTCGAAGATTGGCGGACTTGGGGCCATGAGCGGTCAGAAGAAGAACGGCAAATCGTTCGTCATCACGCAGCTGATTGCGGCCATCGTTGGCGACGGTTGCGAGCGCGTTCGACAGTTCCTGCCAGGGCTGGCGGTGCCGGAGCGAACCATCGAGTATTTGGGCCATAAGCCGAAGGCACTCTACATTGACACGGAGATGGAAAAGCTGTCGAGTGCGAAGGTTCTGAGGCGCGTCCACTGGCTCTGCGGCGTAGATATGAATCAGCCATTCCCAGATGACCGCTTCGCAGTACTTTGGCTAAAGAACATGCCGAAGGAAGAGAACATCAAAGCGTATATGAAGCGTTGGGACTTGATACGCATGGCGATTGACGCGATACAGCCCGACGTGGTATTCATTGACGGCATCCGCGACTTGCTATCATCCATCAACGACGAGCAGCAAGGTACGCTGATTCTCGACGAGTTGGGCAGCATGGCGGAGGACAGGCACATGTGTATATGGAACGCCCTACACCAGAACCCAGCCCGCAAGAACGATGACGACGATGCAAAGATGCGTGGTTGGATTGGTACGGAGCTTGGTAACAAGGTGAGCGACACGTTGGTATCAATCAAGTCGAAGACGGCCAACGGCGTAACATTCACGGTGAAGCAACAGGACGCACGAGACAAAGACCTCGACGACTGGAAGTACGAGATTACCGATGACGCTGGAAACCTCGGAGTGCCGAGAATCATCAGCAGCGGTACGAACCTGAGCAGCAAGTCGAAGGAACAGCCTGAGTGCGATGATCCACGTCAGATACGTGAATGGATTGAGACGGCCAAGGATAAATACGAATGGCCAATGAGCCGTGCGAACATCAAGAAGGCTGTGTTCGGTGAGATTGGCGGTCAGAGAAACGACGGTAAACAGCAGGCCGACCTCATGGCGGCTATCAACATGGGCTACCTTGAAGAGAGTACAATCAAGAGTGGCGGCTACTACATGTTGCAACCCGTCGATGATATGCCATTCTGAGTTAAACCAACGCTCCCTCTACACCTAAAGGTGTAGGAGGGTTAAACCAAAGGTTCAACTCGTGCGGTGTCCGCATGCACCATGCCCCCTGCCGCT